GCGGCGTGGGTTCAGGCACCTACACCGACCTGCCCACCTCGGGCACGACCTACTCGGCCAACGTCCTTGACCTTGGCATGGCCGGTCTACCTGCCTCCTCAGGCACCAACGCAACCGGTGCTGGTGGTGGCGCACGCGACATCGGTGTGGGCGACGACCCTGCCCTCAAGGTTCTGGTCGACGTCACAGTCGCCTTCAACACTCTCACCAGCATCCAGATCATCCTCCAGGGTACCCACGACAACGGCAGCGGCGCCCCCTACGCCACCGACTGGACTACCATGGTCTCCGGTCCAGTCATTGCTCTTGCCAATCTAGTGGTCGGCGCTCGACTCCTTGACTGCGACGTGCCCCGCCCGGCCACCGGTCAGGCCATGCCCCGCTATCTACGTCTCGGTTACGTGGTCGTGGGCTCAGCCAACACTGCCGGCCTCGTCGAAGGCGCTCTCGTTCTCGACCGCTTCGACCAGGTTGGCTCACAGGGTCCATACCTCTCCGGCTACCAATCCGGTATCACTGTCGCCAACTAAGGAGCCCAGCGCCATGAAGAAACTTCTTCTCACTTCGGCGCTGATGCTGGGGCTCGCTGCCCCAGCATTCGCCCAGGTCAATACTGTTCAACAGGTTGGCCTTACTACCGGCTACCTGCCCAAGGTCACTTATTCATCTTCGTTCTTCGGTCTTGTCCCACCTGCTTCGGCCACTGACGTTCTCTGTATTGCAGCCTCCTCAACCAAGACGGTTCGTGTTGACCGCCTTGTAATTGGTGGTTCTGGCACGGCTGTTTCTCTACCGATTCAAGTCGTCCGCCGAGTCTCGCTTGACACTGGTGGTACCATCGGCACCACCACCGCCAACCCTGGCATCACCACACAGATCGCTTCTCGTGACACCGGCCTCGCCACCAATGCCTCCGCTACAGCAGCGTTGGTTTCCTACACTGCGGTCCCCACCATCAACGACTCGTCGCCTGTCTATGTTGACTCTGCTATGTTAGGCGTGGTCGCCACTACGGTTGGTGCCCCCACTCCCATGACCGTCTTCGACTGGAGCCGAGATATTGAAAACAATGTACAGGTGCCGACCTTAGTCAAGGGTTCCACGCAGCAACTCTGCGTCAACTTTGGTGCTGTATCTACCACCGCATCTCTCAACGGTCAAATCACCTGGACGGAGGAATAACCACATGGCCCGTTGGAAACTAGTCGAAGCCCACTATCTCCAGACCGTTGATCCAGTGGAGTGGGAATACTCCGAAGTCAATCGCTCCACCGGCAAACAGGTCCGCAAGCGATTTCATGTTCCCCGCTTGCTCGACCCCAAGGACCCCAGCGACTGGACTACTCGCTGGGGCGATCGGGATAATTCTGATGGCGAAGTCATCGTCTGCCTTCCTGGCAAGGGCGAGAAGGGTGACATTGAGTTCCTCGGCGATCCCACTCCCGGTATGTCCCCGATCGACGACGAAGCCATCGAGATCTCCAAATCCTTCGAGACTCAATGGTCCTACAAACCCGAGACCGCCGAGGTGACCTATTCTCAGTCTCTCGTCGATAAGTTCGAGGCTCAGAAGTCCGAGATGGAAGCCAAACCCGCCACTGTTCAGGTTGAGGGCCTTAACGACTTGGTCGCCGCCATCGCCGCCCAGTCCAAAGCAATGGCCGACCTTCTCACCCAGCGAAGGGTCTAACTCATGTCCACCTCCGGCATCACTTCCCCTGTCGGCCCTACCTCAGGCGGTAAGGTCTACGCATTTAACAATCTAGGCACCTCGCCGGAGGTGGTCGCCCCGGCGAACTCGAAGCGAACCCAGATCACCTTCGACAACCCCGGTTCAGTGGATGTGATTGTGTTTCAATGCAACGTCCAAGCATTGAACCCGTCATGGACTGCCGCCTCGAGTCTCGACACCAACACCTCCATTACCAGCACCGCGCTCACCCCCACCACCGCCAATCTCGGTGGCGGCTATCGCATCTACGGCAATGGCGGCTCCCGTACCATCGTCGGCGAATGCCAAGGCGCATGGCAAGCTCTTGCAGTCTCTAGCACCAACAATCCCCTAACGGTGACGGACTCCAATGTTTGATCTCAAGAAATTCATTGTTCTTGGTGCATTGCTATTGGCTACTCCGGTCGCTGCCCAGACCTGCCCCACGCGCCCAGTCGGTGATAATAGTAACGCCTGTGCTAGCACGGCGTTTGTAAATCAGAATCTACCAACTGGTCTACCGCCGACTGGGCCCGCCGGCGGTGTTCTAAGCGGAACCTACCCCAATCCAGGAATGGCTTCTGGAGCAGCAGCTACCAATCTTGGCGCTGCTGGTGGAGATTTAACTGGAACATACCCATCACCGACGATCACCCTCAATGCCGTCACCAACGCCAAGGCCGCGCAGATGGGGGCCAATACGATCAAGGGCAATAACACCGGGTCGCCTGCAAATGCCGCAGATCTGACTCCCGCACAAGTGCAGGCTATGCTTGGCGGCTCTAGTAGCGGCGGCAACGTCGGTTCTGGCGGTCGACTGACCGTATCTAGCGGTAATCCAACCCCACTCGGCACAACATCCTATGCGAACCAGGCAACGCTCTACTGGACCCCATACAAGGGCGACTTCGTGCCCGTGTGGAACGGTTCTGCTTGGGTGTTGACTGAGTTCACTGAAATTTCGCAGGCTCTTTCTGATACAGTGAACTCCCCCGCTGCGGCTGTGGCGAATAAGTGCTACGACTTTTTTGTCTGGCAGAAGTCCGGGGTCAACACGGTCAGTCGGGGTCCCGCATGGACCGATTGCAATCCAACCGCCACGGCGCAGGGCGACCGGGTTGTGACGCTTGATCTCATAAAAGGCTACTACACAAACCACACTAGCATAACGAATGGTCCTGCTGCTGGATATGGACTATACGTCGGAACCATCTACACCAATGCATCGGCTCTTGTCGACGTCGTTCAAGAAGGGCTTGGCAGTGGGGGCGCCTATACAATGACAGGCTTGTGGAATTACTTCAACCGTGTTTCGACTTCCATGTTCGTTTACGACACTGGAGTGTCTTACACTTATACAACGAATACAATCCGTATTGCGCGCGCCTCGTCCAACAACAAAGTGTCTCAAGTGATCGGCCTGCCAGAAGACGCGGTACAGGCTTTTTATCAGCAGAATATCACCACTATCGCAACGGCCGGGGCTGCGACAACTATCGGCCTTGGGTTTGACATTGCTCAATACGGCACCATTTTTGACTGCGGCAATCTTGGCGGCTCTGCCTCGGCCAATGCGACTTACGCTACTCCCACTTGCACCTCTTCGCGTCCGTTCTACTCGGGTCTTAACGACTTCACGGCGCTCGAACAAGGCGACGGAACCCATGCTAATTCTATCTGCACCTTCGGCGGCGCGTATATCAAGCTGAACACGTTCTACTAAGGAAATTGCTGCGATCCTCGCCGCCATCACGCTGCTTGGATTGTTAATAACTATAGAGAAAGGAAAACTCTATGCCCAGCAAATCCTCCAAGCAAGCCCGTACAATGGCTGCGGCCGCACATAACCCAGTCTTCGCCAAGAAGGTTGGCATCCCGGCCAAGGTCGCTAAGGAATTCAACAAGGCCGATGCTGGTGGTAAGATGCTCAAGCGGAAAGGTAAGTAACCATGACCGATGAGGAACTTCAGATACTCAAAAACATCGCTAGGGACATTGCCCAAATCCGATCGTCTTTGATCCAATCCAACAACGCCGAGGCCGATGCTGAGTCTGAGGTCCCCGAAAAGATTCGCCGATTCGCTATGTACATGCACAACATTCATGACATGCTTAACTTCTATCGCGAAGGTGGCCACGAATCTCCACCCCATGTCAAAGCAGAAGTTGAGCGATGTGATGACCGCCTTCGTCATCTATTGGAGGATCTTAACACCGACACCGGCGCCTTCGAACGAGTTCGTCAAGAAATGACCCAGCGTTCAGGCAATCGCTGGTCATTGAATCGGCAGTTGCCCAAGACCGGAGAATGAAATGAAACAGGGAACAGCAAATCAACACATCGTCGATGGGGCCAAGGCTGTCGCGCCAAAGTCCAAATCGGTTAGCCTCGCTGCTGTGTCCGACCTTGGTGCACATCAGGTACGAACCAAATCCGTTAAACTCTACGATGGCCGCGGCTACGAGGCCCCAGTAGCCAATCGCCAGAGCCACCCCCGAGGCAGTCAAGGAAAACACTAGGAGAATTGCAATGGATAGCAACGTACTACTCACTTTGCTCACGCTTTCCGAAAAACTCCAGGGTCATCCTCGGCTGTCCGGCATGAAGACTCTTGTTGATGAACAGATCAACAAGATGCAGATCGACTCTGATGAAGAAGTTAAGCGATTGTATGTTGATCGTAAGGCTTATCAAGACAAGATCGCTGCTGAGCAGGCAGCTATCGTGCAGGGTCAGACCGTAACGCAGCGTGCAGTTGGTGCGCATGAACGTGTCGATCAGGTCGAGTTCGACAAGCAGCAAGCCGAACGTGACGCTGCGACCATCTCCGAAGCGGATAAGTTTGCTGCTGACCAGCCCAAGACTGACGCTGAGGCTCGGGTGTTGGCAGAGCAGAATGTTAATCCCGGCACTGGTCCTCGGGCCATTCCCGCCAGTCCCGCTATCGAACCATTCGCCCCGCCGGAAGGCTCATCGAAGTGGCTTGAGGAACGTAATGCGAACTCGACGTCCAACAACAACCCAGTCCCAGCTCCGTATGTTCCTCAGACTGAGTCCCCACTTATAGACACTCCCGTCTCGCCCAGCACCACTACTAACGGCACTTCCACTGGCAGGAGAATCTAATGCCTAAAGATATTCTTTCTGAATATGGCCCCGAGTCCAAGTCCGGCGACAAGCGGGCTACCTCAGGTGGAGTCAAGGAAGTTAAGGAGCTTCCCTACTCGCCGCCGGTCGGCCCCAAGAACAAAACCGACGTTGGCGCTAGCGGTACCAACCACGGTTGTTGTGGAACTCAGGGAAAGCACTAAGCTATGACCACCCTCACGGACATTGCGAATCGCGCACTACAGGTCCCCGGCACCCGCACGTCCGTGACTGATGCAGAGCTTGCTGGCAACCTCAGCAATGAAGCGATGCAACTAAACCTCTGCATGACCAACATTCGCCGGCGACTGCTGCGAATGGCACCGTGGAATTGTTCAGTTAAAGCAGCGAATCTAGTCTACATCACCTCATCGCCGGGGACACCTGAGAATACCTCCGCACCAACGACCCTGTGGCAACCTGGGCAGCCCGTTCCACCGTGGGCCTATGAATACCAATACCCCGTCGACTGCGTTCGCCCTTGTTGGCTAATCCCCGCAACCCAAACCGGATTCGCTGGCGGTGTACCGATCACAACCGCGGTTACTGGGGGAGCGTCCAGCTTCTGGCAAGGCCCCCCAGTCAAATACAAAGTTCAAACCGACACCTTCTACCCAGTGACCGCAGCGGCTGTTGTCAATGGCGGCACTGGCTACGCGACCGGCGATCTCATCACCCTCGCAGCTGGACCAACGACTAGTCCTCCCATCGGCGCCCCGGTTCAGTTGCTTGTAACGGCGGTGGCGGTGGGAGTTATTACCTCTGCCACCGTTGTAAATACGGTGTATACTGGGGACACCGCTGGATCACAGGAGGTTATTGGCGGATCGTACTTTGCGCAGCAGAGCAACCCGGTCACACAAGGATCAACCTCTGGGTCGGGAGTCGGGGCAACCTTCAATCTCACCTATGGCACTCAGGCCCCGCAGCGAGTCATCCTGACCAATCAAGAATACGCTACGCTGGTGTATTGCCAGGACGTAATTGATCCGAATATAATGGATGATCTATTCCAAGATGCTTACGTGAAGTTGGTTGGGGCAACCGTCACCATACCTCTAACCGGCGACAAGAAGCTCGCTAACTTCGCGGTTCAGGAAGCTAATCAGACTATTATGCTAGCACGCCAAGCTGATGGCAACGAAGGACTTACTATTAATGACATCACCCCTGACTGGATACGAATCCGTGGGGTTGACTTTGCTGAACCCTACAGTGGGCCATTTACCGGCTTCGACTGGGGCGGTCTATATCCGACGTTTGGTTAGGGGCTGACCATGGGTGAGATCGTAGCACAGGCATCCTTCAATAGCGGCGAATGGAGCCCAAACCTATACGCACGTGTAGATCTCCAGAAATATCACTCTGGCGCGGCGTTGTTGGAGAATTTCTACATCGACTATCGGGGTGGTGCTAGCACTCGCCCGGGTACTAGATACATACTTCAAGCTTACAAATCCGCCACGGCAGTCAGATTAATCCCCTTCCAAGCCAGCTTCTCAGTCGGTTACGCCCTCGAGTTTGGCGATCATTACATCAGATTCTACTATCAAGGCTCGCCGATCGTCGAGACCGCGATTAACATCACCGCTGCTTCCAAGGCCAATCCGTGTGTTCTAACCATCCCCGGCCACGCCTATTCAGCCAACGACTGGATTTATGTGTCCGGTATTGCGGGTATGACACAGCTTAATGGCCAATATTTTAATATACAGTCTGTTGCTGGTAACAACATTACTCTTGGCGATTTGAATGGCAACAACATCAATTCTCTAACATACACTGCCTATACCTCTGGTGGTACCTCCCAGCGCATCTATACCATCGCCTCTCCATACGCCGCAGCTGATCTGGCAATGATTAAATTCGCACAGTCAACCAATGAAATGGTTCTGTGCCACCCCAACTATGCCGCTAGGTTGTTAACCGTTGTTACCACAACAAACTGGACTATCACCACTATCACCTTTGGCTCTACTGCAACTGCACCGGCTGCCCCTAGCGTATCAACTACATTGGCCGCTGGCTCGGTGAATTATTCCTACGCTACAACTTCGATTGATTCTAATGGGCAAGAATCTAGTCTATCCACACCTGCATCTCTAACAGGCAAACAAGACATTCGCACAGTGGCCGGATCAAACAGCATCTCGTGGAGTGCTGTATCAACTGCGGTAGCATACAACGTCTATGAATCATCAGTTAGTTACTTCGGTGTTGTGCCGAGTGGTGTTAGCTACGGATTCATTGGTACCTGCAAAGGTACACAGTTTATCGACTCCAATATTGGTGCAGACTTCTCGCAGTCACCGCCAGTCGCTCAGAACCCATTTGTTGGTAGCGGACTCGGTTATCTAACCATCACGGTTTCGGGTACTTATACCACTGTTCCACTCATTTCGTTTTCCGGTGGCTCCCCTAGCATAGGCGCGACAGCTATAGCCAGTCTTGGTGCAATCTCAGTGCCGACCATAACTGGTGCTGGTACCGGATTTGTTATTGGTGATACGGTTAACTTCGGCAATGGTTTAGTGCTAACTGTGCTTACTGTTAGTGGTGGCACAATCACTTCATGGACTATTGCTAATGCCGGATCTATTACCTCCGGCTCAACGCCTAGTAATCCAATAGCTCAAATCTCAACATCTGGGGCTGGCGTGGGAGCCACTGCTACCGTTACTTGGGGTGTGACACAGGGTATTGTGCTAACTCAAGGCGCTGGGTATAGTTCAGCGCCAACTCCGGTGTTCTCCGCCGGGGCAGCCGCAGCGACTGCCACGCTCACAGCGACTTCCAATGGCAACCCCACAGTTCCGAGCTTTTTTCAGCAGCGACTTGTGCTAGCTGCACCTCTTGGTGCCCCGCAAACATTCTACATGTCTCAGCCCGGATCATACTTCAACTTCAACGTCACCGATCCGGTTGTTGCTAGCAATGCCATTACCGAGACGCTGGTGTCTGGAGTGTTGAACACAGTCAAGTCTATTGTGTCTTCCACAGCTGGTATGCTGGTGCTAACTGATAAATCCACTTGGCTTATCAATGGCGGCTCGTCCGGATCTGCTGTGTCGCCCACTGCTATCGTCGCCAATGTGCAGTCCAATGTTGGCGCTAGCGATGTGCCGCCCATCGTAGCCAACTACGACGTGCTGTTTGTGCAGTCCAAGGGCTCAGCGGTTCGGGACTTGACCTATAATATCTACTTCAATGTCTTCACCGGTACCGACATCTCGGTCACAGCCTCTCATCTATTCTTCGGCTACACCATCACTGGCTGGGCGTGGGCCGAGTCGCCATTCTATGTGGCTTGGGCCACGCGTAGCGATGGGTTGATGTTGACCTTGACGTTCTTGAAAGAGCAAGAATTTGTTGGGTGGTCGCATCAAGTGACGCAGGGAACATACCAATCGGTCTGCACTGTAACCGAGTCCACCTCGGATGCCGGTAATGTTGACGCTGTGTACACCTGTGTACAGCGTGTGGTTAATGGCTATACAGTTCAATATATCGAACGTAATGACGACCGCGCCTTGGTCGGCGGTCTGGCCGGAGCTTGGTGCGTAGATGCCGGATTGCAATACAACGGCGCAGCAACCTTAAGCTTTCAAGGCGCCGGACAACTCAATGCCTGCACAGTCACCGGGCTGGCTACCGATAATCTTGGCAACATCACAATCATCACGCCGTTCGTGATGCCTATTGGCGGGCAGTTTACCTTGCCTGCGCCGACACCGGTTGGGGCAACTGGCTATACCGTGGTTACGATCGGCCTGAGCTACACCTGCAAACTTCAAACCCTGGCGATCGACACCAGCCGCACTCAAATCCAGGGCAAGCTCAAGAAGATCGACCCTGTGGTGGTCAGGGTGGCAAATACCCTTGGGCTCAAGGTTGGTAATGACTTTAATCATTTGACCATCATGAAAGATCTTGTGCAAGGTAATGTTAACTCAATGCTCACTGGACAGCAGTCGCAAGTTGTGAATGGATTGTACACCGGAGATGCACGTATTTATATGGACCCAACCTACACGGTTCCGGGGCAGTATTGTATTGAACAAGCTAATCCCTATCCAGCAACTATTCTTGGTGTGTTCCCAACTCTAATAACCGAGGATGATCCATGAACGCGCGGATGGAAGCGATTAGTTTAGTTAGATTGCAAAGCTTGGTCCAGGGCTGGACTGGTGCAGCCGAATTGATAGGGGCCTCGAGGTTGGCCGATCCGTTACTTGAGGCTAGACTTGGCGATGAATTGCTTGGATTTATTGGGTTTGTCCCAACCTCAACTCTATCCGATTCAGCCTACGTTTGGGTCCACACCACCGAAGCAGCTAGTAATCATCGATTGGCGGTGGCTCGATTGGCTCGACGCTGGGTGGCAGCATTTCATTATCGATACCCCAAACTCTTTGGCCATTGTACGGGTCATCCCAATAGCATGGCTTGGTTAGAATCGCTTGGCGCACAGTTCGGCCCAGTTGAACACGGTCTAATTAAATTCACCATCGAGGCACAACATGAGTAGTCCTGGTGCAATCGCTGGTACCGCTGAGGGCGCTACCGGTATCGGATCGTTGCTGTCGGCGTTTGGATCGCTATCGTCTGGTAGTGCAAATCAATCAATGTACGACTATCAGTCTGGTATAGCAAAGCTTAATCAACAAATTGATCTGCAGAATGCTACATTTGCCACTCAGCAAGGCGAGCAACAAGCTCAGCAGGCTGGGTTCAAGCAAGCTACACAAATGGGGCAGATCAAGGTTGCCCAGGCCTCTAGCGGATTTGATGTAAACTCAGGGTCTAATAAACAGGTCCAAGACAGCCAACGACACCTAAATCAGCTCGATACCGATGTGATCAGATCTAATGCCGCCAGAACGGCCTATGGCTATACTGAACAAGCCACTGTTGCCGGGGCGCAGGCTCAATTATATTCCCAGGCCGGAGCCAATGCTATGTCTGCTGGTGAGATTGGGGCTGCGTCATCTATTCTTGGTGGCGTTAGTTCTGTGTCCAGCGAATGGCTTAAGTACAATCAGGTAGCAAGTTAATGGCTAGTCAAGTCCCCTACAGCGGCACCATGGATGTTGCTCCGCAGCTAAACCCGCTGTCGCAAGTTCATGTCGATACTCCTATTGCAGCCTTTGGTGGTGCTACGGCCGGGGCCATCACCCATATGGGCGAGGTGGTGCAGGGCGCTGGTAAGGAGTTATTCGACCGCGCCTACGCGATGCAAGAGCTTAATGAAGGCATGAAGGCTGATGCAGCCTCGGCTGATGCCTTTATGAAGATGAACGAACGCTATTTGCAGTTTGATCAGCTTAGGGGTCAAGAAAGGATTGACGGGTTTAAACAGTATCAAACTGATATGGATAAGATTAGGGACGACGGAGCTAATGGACTAAGCCCAGTCGGTACGCGAGCATATCTTAGTGACACTCGACGCGCTCAATCCATGATGATCTGGCATGGTAGTTTGTTAGCTAGACAGGGGATGGATGAGGCTGAGAAGCAAGCTAGCCTAGGTAAAATTGATGCGTCTGGGAACCTGTTAGCAACTGTAAATGTTACTGACGGACCAAACTTCGATAATATAGTTAATACTATTAAACGAACTGCCGCGAATCACGTACATGATTTAACTGGGTTTGCTCCAGGCACACCGGATAATGACAATCTTGCTGCACCTTATCTGTCCAAGCAAATCGCTAAAGTAGCCATCTCCCGCAGCAACGCCGACCCGGCCGATGGCAAGGCGTTCTTCAAGAAGATGACTTCGGAAGGGTTGTTGCAGCCTGCCGATGCGGATATTATCCAAGGTCGCATCGACTCAGCAGTGTTGAATAAAACCGCCAGCACAATTGCACACACTGTCAATGTTGGCGCAGACACTGACACCAAACCTGCCGCTATCGCCGCTAAGGCTCGAGGTGCTGCGGCTAAGGCTGATCCCGGCAACGGCGAGCTTGCCGACAACGCTGAACAGCGCGCTGTTACTCTCTGGAACACCCGTCAACAGGTCGAGTTCAAATCCGAGCAAATGGCTCGCTCGTCGTTGCTACAGACTATCGACGGGACTAATAGCAAAGACGGCAAGGTCCCAGTCTCGATCGAGGACGCAGAGGCAGCGAATCCTGAGTTCAAGGGTCATTACCTTGAGCTATCCCCTGAGTCGCAGGCTGTTGTGCTGCAACAGATCCGCAAGAACCAGTCTGTCGGTGGAGTGGTACATAATCAGCAAGGCGACTTGCAGTATTACAAGTTGATGCAGATTGGAATCAATCGAAATGCCGGATCAACTCCGGATGAGTTAAATGATCTCGCCAATGCCGATCTGCTAAGCCCTAACTTCAGTTCGCTGACTCGTGAACAGCGTCAGGGATTGTTGAAGGTTCAAGGCGAGGTCATCAACGGGCAGATACAGAACCCTAACATGACCCACGCGCTGACGCTGGGGTCGGTGCAGCAGATGCTGACGGATACCGGAATTGACAAGAAGTCTAACCCTGACGAATACAACAAGTTTCAAACTGCCTATCATGATGCTATTGTTGCTTATGGTCTTGGCGCTGAACGGTCGGTCAAGAACGACAAGGAGTTGACTGAGATTGCGCAGGGCTTAATTAATAAAAACGCTGGGGCCTGGCTTGGTGGGCTGCGTGGGATTAACACCAAACAGCCATTCGACTCACTGATCGAGTTCAGTCCGCAGGCCAAGAAGGCGGGCACAACGGCATTTAGACAGCAATACAACCGCGAGCCAGACTTCGGTAGCGAAACGGATAG